ACTTAATGGTTGCTGCACGAGCACCACTAACACCAGCAAGCCTGCCAAAGTTACCTTGCGCCTCTCGTTCTTCGACATCTGTCTCAAACTGAATCTCTAAATCGTAAGCATTAAATGCACCGTCACTCGCAGCAAGACTCTCCGCAGTCCCGATCGTCGATTCGATCTTCGCAGCCATCGCTGTCAAACGTTTCAGTAGTGGCATCTTCCTGTTCTCCCTTTAACTGGTTGTTTTCTTTTTCCAACTCGTAATCGATGCCAGCGTCAGCAAGCACCTGCTCACAATACTCCAACAGCAGCGATGCTGTTCTGCCTTCGCCCATCGGATTCAATCTAAGCACTTTGCCATTCAGAACACGAACGCTGAGATTGCAATCCTTGTCAGTTTCACTCAAAACCCTGACGTCAAAAAGATATCCGTTTACTGTGCGGATCGATTCTAATGCTTCTTTGATTTCGCTCATAACGTTCTCGCTAATTCTTGCAGACCTTTCTGAACATAAAGACGCAGCGTTTTGTCAGCAAATTGCGTCGTTGGACTTTGCATCTTGCCCGCTCGAAACATTCCCCAAGGAGACAAAGCATAAAGTTTATTGATCGGCAAACGCTTTGCACCAGCCTCTCTAATAAACACGCCGCCGTTTAACTTTGGAGCTTTCTTGCCTGCTCGTGATCCCATGAAGGCTTTGCTTATTAGCTTTCGCGAACCACCTCGCTCTAGCGCAAAAGTGACACCTGCACCGGTGTGCTTAGGTGCGAAATACTGGACACCCAGTTTAAGAGTTTTCTTCAGACGAACTTGCGCTGATAGATCCGATGCCTTCGCCTTTTTGCTCTGAAAGATTATTCGCTTCTTCTTCAGGTTGCGCAGGCTGATATTGAATTTCTGCGTGATTCGCTTGTTCATGTTGTCGCGAACCATTCGAGCAGTTTTGTTGACAGCAGTTGCTGTCTTGCTGTTCATCCTGCTGCCAAAGGTTTTCATTTTTTCGTCGAGCAGTTTTAATTCGGTGCTCCCTACATCTATCTTCAGCATTACCATCGCACCTGATAAGGAGACCACTCGCTAACACGATAGCAGACATGCAACGGAACGTTAAATCCATCCATTCCACCGTCGCTATCGATCGCTTCGCGAGCACCGATGCGTGAGTTGATTGCTAAGGCACCGAAAGACCACCATCCACCATTTCCGCTGTCCGTCAACGCTTCGACAACATCTGCGTAGAATACTGCGTGATATTCATCGATCGGAGTCTGGTCAGTTTCACTCGGCATCAGGTGGCAGTAGATGTTGATTGTCGCGTCATACGCGATAGAAGGAGGATTGCCTTCTTTGCTCAACGCTTCATCGACCTCTTCATCACCAAGCGTCAAAATGATTTGCCAAGGCTTGGGTGTGTAACTGAGCGTTCTCGTCGGTCTGATTACTTCGCAGACAGGACTGTTAGGATAGACGTCGCTTAACAGAACTTGTAAGCGTTGATGCACAACTCGCATGATGCGTTCGATCACCGGTCTCGCTTGACCTACTGACATCTTGGTCTGCCTAATTACACGTTAACATGATGACACCGAGGTCTTGTTCAACTAAGTGAACGACAGTCCGTCTCTCGGCTGATTTGCCTTCACGCACAGGAAACGATATTTGATCGCCTCCTGTGTTCACTTCTGTCGTGGATATCCCAGCGACAGGATCATTTGCAACGTAGACGTCAAAACTCGGAACCACTGATTGACCACCGTCAGCGTCATAAGCAACGATCTGGTTTCTTACTACCATCGCGTTGATAGTTCTGCTTGTCGGAGATTGACCGTAGTCAGTGTGAGGATAGTAGACGACCTGTTCGCCAAACGTATTTGTGTCGAACAGGAACGTCTTAGCATCCCGCAGTAACGAGTCTTTGACACCCATGCTATCGGTTCGATTCAATGTGAACGTAATCAATAACGACGCTATCAGTGTCAGTACCAGTGGTCTTTTGGATCTGAATGAAAGGCTGCAGACCAGCAGAGTAATTCGACATATTGAAAGTCGTTGCTGAAGCAACTCTGCTTAAAGCACCGTCACCGTTATCCATATAAAACTTGACGTCCGACTTGCCACCAGCGAAATCGATCACGAATCGCTTATAGCTGTTGGCGAGCACCTGATTGGTTGCTACGTCGTCGTTATTGTTAGAACCATCATCGCTTTCGCAAACGACTGCGGTAGTATCGTCGGAACCGATTACTCGGAAACAAGCCTGCTCTGCGATACTATCAATCGCGTCATTGCGTGCGGAACACACTCCGAAAGCAAGTTGAGAATTTGCTCCCAGTGCAGCCTGTCCACCTTTGATCCTGAACTCGATTCTTTTAAGCAAGTCGATATCAAAGTTGAGGTCGTCACCCATATGCAAGCAAACATTCTCAGCCTCGGAAGTAGCTGCCAACGCCAAGGTTGCCTCACCGCCGATTCCACCTTTAGTGTAGGTCGGTGTTCCACTGGACGAAGTATCGTCTACCAACCAGTCGCTGTCGCTTTGGCTGGATGATAACGCACCATGACCTAAAAAGTCGTCGTGGTAGATCACCTTGTCAATATGATTGTAACTCATCGTTTTAGTTCCTCAGTTAGTTTTTAGTTTAGTTGCAAGGTTCAGTCTTAGGCACCGAAGTTCTTGTAGAGTCCACGCCAATCGATTGCTTTGACACCGAAGGTTTGACGTACTTTGTAGAAGTAGCAATCACGCTTCATATCGTAATCGGACTCAAGCACTGGGGATTCCTCGCCTTGCAAGAAAGCAATTTCCACTGTGTCGATCAAGTTGTTGCGAGCAGCAAGATACCAAGAAGTTTGGCTTGCCGATTCAAGCTGTGGCTCGATGATAGGAGTAAGAACGTTCTGATGGATGTTCAGGGTGTTCGCGTTACCTGCACTAGAACCACCAGCGACAGGATCGCTGAACGAACCAAGCAACTGCAGCACTGTACCACGCAACGATGGTGGAGCGATGATGAAGGCTGGCTCGACGTTGATGATGGTAGTTCCATCAACACCGGTCTGAGTCATCATGCTGGTGTAAGCAGAATTCAAAGTCGCAACGCTTGGTGCTGCACCTGATCCCGATGAAACAAAGTTACTGTGAGCAGAACTAAAGAGAGCGTTACCATCTGCCATGTTAGCGTTCTGGGTCAGCACTTCATAAATTCTTTCGTTCTGCGTTCGACGAGCAGCGGTTCCCATCATCGCTGGAGTACGAGCCAACGCATCAAGGTCGTCGTTGACGATAGTCTCCCAACTGACAGTTGTGACCTTCCCGTACTTTTCAACCGAGTAGCTCTCTTTTTCGTCACTCATCGAGTTTTCAGAATACTGAGCATTCTCTGGAACGACGTCCAAAGACGCAGCCTCGGAATAACGAATTCGATTGATGTTCTTGAAATCCGCAACGCTGCTCGCTTGGCGAGCCCAAAGATTCCATGTGTATGGAGCTTCATCATACGCTGCGAGCAAAGTCTTATTACTTGCATCAAGAAGCAGGTTGGCGAACGAACCTGTGGTGTGATAGGCTTCGCCATCTCGCTTGATACCAAGACGATTCATGGTGGATGTATTACCCATTGCAACGGCTGCAATATCACGCTTTGCCATGCGGTCGGTATTGATGCCGCCTGCTCTTAGCATGACTTCTGCCATACGGATAAGCTCAACGTTCCCCATGCCCTCACCAGTAAGTTCTGGCTGCTGGCGGATACCTGCGCTTTGATAAGCTCGCTTGAGCAGACCATTTCGGACTGCTTCTTCTGCTTTGTCGATTGCTGATCTCGTCACATGCACTGACGTGCCAGCAGGCTGATTCTGCTTTTCCATTTCTTCTTGCACCTTTTTACGGACTTCTTCTAGCGGCACACCGCTGTCACACCACTGATCAGCTACTTCACTGTCAATGTTCGCTGAACGAGCCAGCGTTCTGATGAGCTTGACACGATCACGCTCATCGCTAATTGCTCTGTCTAAGGTATCGCTACCTTCCGCACCAGCGACCACAGGCTCTGCATCTGCATCGACTGCATCTACATACTCTGGTGCTTCTTGCTCTTCGGCTTGAGCAGATGGCTCCTCTACTGATGAACCTTCAGTAGATTGAACTGACGCTTCTGCTTCAGATGTTTCTTCTGTTTCTAACGCTTGAGACGCGCCAATGTTTTGAGCAAGCCATTGGGCTACGTCACTGGATTCCGCAATTTCTTCTGGCATACCGAGTTCGATTAGCTGCTCGCGTGTCACTGGCATTTCATCACCTTTCCATTCATTCGTATCATAAGATCTTAAAACTAATGAACGCACCGTTGATGCTGAGTCGGCACCCGTTGCCACTAGCGATGCGTCCGTTGGAGTCCAGCGAGTAACGATTTCTGCTGGGTACTTTATTGTCCTGCCTCGCACTTTCACCTTTTCGTTCGGTGCGAGCGTCTTGACCTCGTTCACACTTGCGGTAATTGAAAAGTCTGTCAGGTGTCCGTCTCGCACCTTTTGGTAAGCCTCCTGAGATGCTGTATCCTGCGCGAACATCGCGCGACCAACAAGTTCTCCTTTTACTACACGAAGATCTCGAACGCTGCCGAGAACGTTTCGTACTGTAGAAGGATTGTGGCTGTCGACGATCGGCAACTGATTTCTTTCGCTGCGGAATTCGACTCCACCCATATCTAGTATTTCTGAAATAACCTGACCGCGAGCCCAATCCATTCTTTGCACAGGATTGTCAGTAGCGACCACAACATCGACACCTTCATCAGTAAACGTATCTGCTCTGACCTCAACGAAACGCATGACCATCTTCGATCGGTCTGCATAAGTGTTTTTCTTTTTAGCCATTGACCTTTTTCCTTTTTCGTCGGCTGCGTTCATTTGATCGACTAACTTGTTTGACCACCGCTGACCCTCGAAACTTCCCCAAAGCATCCATGCAACCCTGCCTGCGCTGGGATATCCTTTTTCACCGACATTGAAGCCCTCTGCCTTTTGATCTACTTCATGCCGAGCAAAATATGACTTCATCCTTTTCGCTGTTTCTGGACTGATCGTTTTACCGTTGGACAGATCCCTTGCCCTCGCCACTCCCACAGCAGTCCCTCCCCTGCCGTGCTCCTCCCGCATCTCTAGACCGATGCGCGCTGCTTTTTGCACACCTTTTGGTGGCTTGAAATTGATGTGATCATATTTAGCCATCTTGATCTACTGGCTCCGGTTGTGGAGTTTCGCTTTCGAACGCTGCCTCAACCTCCGCGATGTTTTCGCTGCTGCCACTGATGCTCTTGGTTTCGGTTTGTACCTCGGAGGTGCTCTTGCTCTCGGATTTGCTTTGTGCCTCGGTAACCGAACGCAACCTTGCACCGGTCTGTACCAAACCAAGCTCGTTCATTAGCTCGACCTCTTTGGCTCGCTGCATCAAAACCTTTCGCCAATTGTGCCCTTTCTTACCAAGCTCATCTCGCACAGTCGACAGATTGTTGTAGACCGCTGCTGCACTAGCATCGCCCTCTGCCTGTGGGTCAACCCACTCCCAACCAGTCGCTAGATTCTGACTAGGCACGAGCGATGGGTTATCAAGCAACTCAACAAGACTGGGGAATGCTGGGTGTGAAATGAACGCTGCTTTTTCACAAAACCTCCGCCAGACGACATCGCACAGTTGATGCTCAAGGTACTGCTGCCAACACCGGAATCGCCTGCGATCTTCAAGTTGTGACGCTCGGTTACTGCTCCACGAGGTGTAGGAGTAATCACGAGCCACCGTCTCAAAAGACAAACCGGTGCCGACAGCGATTCCTCTCAGGATAAGATTGATCCAAGTTTGTGCATCTGAGTTTGGACGACCGGCATTGCCGAACACAATGTCCTCGTCTGGTTGCAGATGCATAATCATTGCCGGCTGCATGAAATCGTAGATGTTGCCATTCGAATCTGAAGAGTCTTGACCGTCCTCTGCACCGAGCATTGAGATTGGAGAACGTGACTTGATTGCTGCTGTGTAGCAGGCTGCAACCGCACTCGATACCATTTCGTTTTCAACATACACACCTAAGTCACGCAGCCAACTGACGACCGGAGCAAACCAACTGACACCTCGCGTTTGTCCAACACGATCTTTTCTGAAAAGATGGATCACGTTGCTTGCTGGGAGTCGAACGACCTCACGTTTGTGAACGTAATCCGATGGGTGCGTTTTGTAGACGTGATATGCGACAGGCTTTCCGAGTTGATCGATCTCTACACCACGAACGATCTCATGACCGTCAGGTGCAGGTCTAAGCGTGTCGTATTCGACAGCAAGACGATCTGCTTCGATCAATTCTAATGCAAAAGGAACCGGTCTGCGTATCCCACGATCTACTTCCGAAACGCTGACCATGTGAACCAAGACCTCGCCAGCCTCAACCATTTCACGCTGTGCGAGCGACTGCAGCGAATGCCAATCTAGCTGACCGTTAATATCACATACTTTACTCCAGTCCTGCCATAGTTCGTCACGCTGCTCGTTAATAT